GTTTGTTTATGAACGATGATGAGAGTCGTGGACGGTTTATTAAGGATTTTCAGGTGCGGTTTCACGTGTTTGCCGATAAGTTATTGCCGGTGTTGTCGTGGGCTCGGATGACTGTCACGGTGAACCAGTTTGAGAATGCGAAGTTTGATCAGCGGGGTTTGCTGTTTGATTGTGTGCCTGCTGTGACTCGTGAGCATGTGTTGACTGCCGAGTCTGGTTCGATTGTGTCGTGGGAGTATGTGCGTGACGCCCCGAAGGCTACTTCGGTGGTGGTTGGTGGCCGCGGCGAGGGCAAGGACAGGCTGTTTTGTGAGGATGTTGATTCGGCGGCCGAGGATGACTGGTTTGATCGTGTCGAGGTGTTTCAGGATGCCCGTAACACGGATTCTGAGAAGGTGCATCTTATTGATGAGGCTGAGCAGGTGTTGCAGGAGTCGGGGGCCACGTCGGGGTTTAAGATCGAGTTGGCTGAGTCGGATGTGTTGCGGTTTGGGCCAGGCAATCTGATGCCGGGTGATCTTATCTATGTGGATGTGGGTTCGGGTCCTATCGCGGAGATTGTTCGGCAGATTGATGTTGAGTGTGATTCGCCTGGTGACGGGTGGACGAAAGTGACACCGATTGCCGGGGATTATGAGGATAATCCGTCGGCGTTGTTGGCTCGCCGTGTGGCTGGTTTGGCTGCGGGTGTGCGGGATTTACAAAAATTCTAATTGTTAGGGGTTTGTTGTGGGTATTGTGTGTAAAGGGTTTGATGGTGTGTTGACCGAGTATGATTGGGCTCAAATGTCTGGTCTGATGGGTAATATGCCGTCCGTGAAAGGGTCGGATGATTTTCGTGTCGGCACTACTGTTCAGGGTTCCACGGTGTTGTGTGAGGTCCTGCCGGGGCAGGCTTGGGCTCACGGGGTGATGTGCACGTCGAATGCTGTTGAGACGGTGACAGGTCAGCTGCCGGGCCCCGGGGAGACCCGCTACGACTATGTGGTCCTGTCGCGGGATTGGGAGCAGAACACAGCCAAGTTGGAGATTGTTCCCGGTGGCCGTGCGGAGCGTGCCCGTGACGTGTTGCGTGCGGAGCCTGGCGTGTTCCATCAGCAACTGTTGGCGACTTTGGTGGTGTCGTCTAACGGGTTGCAGCAGCAGCTTGACAGGAGGGCTATAGCGGCTCGTGTGGCGTTTGGGGAGTCTGCTGCGTGTGACCCGACCCCTGTGGAGGGTGACCGTGTGATGGTGCCTTCGGGGGCTGTGTGGGCTAACCATGCTAACGAGTGGATGCTCCTGTCTCCCCGGGTTGAGACGGGTTCTAAGCAGATCCAGTTTGGCGGGTCTGCTGTGTATGCTTACACGATCCCGTTTGCCCGGCCGTTTAGTAGCCCGCCTGTTGTGGTGGCGTCTATGGCTACGGCGGCTGGTGGCACGACACAGATTGATGTGAAAGCCTACAATGTGACTGCCAAGGATTTTAGTTTAGCGTTTATCACGAATGATGGTTCTAAGCCGAATGGTGTGCCTGCGGCGGCTAATTGGATTGCTGTCGGCGTGTAATGCGCGGCTTGCGGGACGTGTTGTGGTGGTTGTAGTGGTAGGGGGCTGTAGTGTCATGGCTTACACCTACACTCGTGGCCTCTCTTTGTACCGCTATCGCCACGGTTTTGGGTTCTGTTCAGGCGGCTACGTACAGGTCGAAGAAGAGGCTTAGGCAGTTGTCTGCGCAGGTTGATGCGATGGAAGAGTACACGTGGAATATTCCATATTGTTCACCGCTATAACGCGAATCTGCCGGAGAATGTTGAGCCGGTGAAGATGCCTGATTTGCCCGAGTTTTTGAAGGATACTGTTGATGGTGGTGGGGGGGGTGAATTGTGAGGGAGTTGGAGGAGGAGAAGCGGCAGCGCCGCTCGTTTGAGAAGGCTTCCCTGATACTGTTGTTCCTGTCGCTTGTGCTACTGGCGGTGGTTGCCGGGGGTGCTTTACGTTTCGGGGCTGTATCCTCTGAGCGGGATTCGGAGCAGGCTAAAGCCCAGTCTAATGGTACAGCCGCCAGGGGTTTGGCTGCCCGTGTGCGGCGGGTGTGTGCGCAGGGTGGACGGGAGTCTATGCGGCTTCACCGGTCTGGTTTGTGTGTGGATGCTCAGCGTGTTGAGCGGAGTGTGCAGGGTGTTCCTGGCCCGGCTGGTGTGCGTGGCCCGCAAGGCCCGCAGGGGCCGGCTGGTGTTGACGGTTCTGCGGGTGTTGTTGGGCCTGTTGGTCCGCAGGGTTCCCCGGGTTTGAATGGTGTGAAGGGTCCTGACGGGCTGCCCGGCGCTGATGGTAAGGATGGTCGTGATGGTTCGGCTGGTGAGCGCGGCGATGTGGGCCCTTCGGGTCCTGCCGGCCCCCCTGGTGCGCAGGGTGAACGGGGTGAGCGTGGCCCCGCCGGTGTGAACGGATCCGATGGTAAAGACGGTAAGGATGGCGCTGATGGGCGTTCGGTGATATCGGTGTACTGTTCCGGGGGCCGCCTGGTTGTGAAATATAGTGACGGTACGGCCTCCACCGTGTCGGGTTCGGCGGCCTGTGAGAGTGTTAAACCATCACCTGTGGTTACCGTATCATCCCATAGGTGAACAAGAAGAGGGAAGGGTGTTACTAGTGTTGATTGTGGTGTTTGGGGGTGGTGTGTGGTGAGATACATTCCAGCGGCGCATCACTCTGCCGGTTCGAATAGTCCGGTGAACAGGGTTGTGATTCATGCAACATGCCCGGATGTGGGGTTTCCGTCCGCTTCGCGTAAGGGTCGGGCGGTGTCTACGGCGAACTATTTCGCGTCCCCATCGTCTGGTGGTTCGGCGCATTATGTGTGTGATGTTGGGGAGACGGTGCAGTGCCTGTCCGAGTCTACGATTGGTTGGCATGCCCCGCCGAATCCGCATTCTTTGGGTATAGAGATTTGCGCGGATGGGGGTTCGCATGCCTCGTTCCGTGTGCCGGGGCATGCTTACACTCGGGAGCAGTGGCTTGATCCGCAGGTGTGGCCCGCGGTGGAGCGTGCCGCCATCTTGTGTCGGCAGTTGTGTGACAAGCATGGTGTTCCGAAAAGGAAACTGTCTGTGGCCGATTTGAAGGCCGGTAAACGTGGTGTTTGCGGGCATGTGGATGTGACGGATGCGTGGCATCAGTCGGATCATGATGATCCTGGGCCGTGGTTTCCGTGGGACAAATTTATGGCTGTGGTGAATGGCCACGGCGGCGGTTCAAGTAGTGAGGAGTTGAGTATGGCTGATGTACAAGCGTTACATAATCAGATTAAACAGTTGTCGGCACAGGTTGCCCAGTCGGTGAATAAGCTGCATCACGATGTTGGTGTGGTTCAGGTTCAGAATGGTGATTTGGGTAAACGTGTTGATGCCTTGTCGTGGGTGAAGAATCCTGTGACGGGGAAGCTGTGGCGCACTAAGGATGCCCTGTGGAGTGTCTGGTATTACGTGTTGGAGTGTCGTAGCCGTATTGACAGGCTAGAGTCTGCTGTCAACGATTTTAAAAAGTGATGGTGGTTTGTTGTGGGTAAACAGTTTTGGTTAGGTTTGCTGGAGCGGGCGTTAAAGACTTTTGTGCAAACGTTTGTGGCTGTGTTGGGGGTTACTGCGGGTGTCACGTATACGGCGGAGTCGTTTCGCGGTTTGCCGTGGGAGTCTGCCCTGATCACAGCCGGGGTTGCTGCGGTCCTGTCGGTTGCTACCTCGTTTGGTAGCCCGTCGTTTGTGGCCGGTAAACCTAAAACGACGCCTGTTGTGGATGCGGGTTTGGTTCCACCGGATGATGGGGGCTTGGTTGAGCCGCACTCGGTGGATGTGTCGGATCCTGGCATGATTGAGCCTGCAGATGATGCGGATCTTGGTGTAGGCTATGTGCCGAAACATGCTGCCGAGTCGGAGGTTGGCACGGTAGAGCCTACTGTTGCATAAGTGAATATAGATGTGTGCCCCAGCGGTGCTGCCACGATTGTGTGGTGGTTGCTGCTGGGGCACTCTTTTTGTTTATGCGGTGTGGCTATGATTCGTTGCTGTCGATGGTGTCTTCGAGCATCTGGTACAGGTGGAGGCAGGTAGAGATCGTTTCGCTGGCCTGGTCTAGAACGTTCCGGCCGATAACGTTTTTGTGGTTGTCGCGGTGGCGGATGATAGCCCACATGATCTCGTCGGCTGCCGCCTGTAATAGTTTTGCCTGGTATGCGATTCCGGCGAGCCAGTCTAGTGCTTCCTGGCTTGCATAGGGTGTCTGGTCCTCGCTGTTGCCGCGGGTGTTACTGTTGCTTGGGTGTCCTTCACTGTCGCATAGCCACAGGATTTCGCTGCACTCGTCTAGCGTGTCCTGGTCGATAGCGAGATCGTCGAGGCTGACATTGTTGACGGTAAGGTTCACGTTGTCGAGGGAGATGGGTACACCGTACTGGTTTTCGACACTGTCAACAATGTTTTGCAGCTGTTGCATGTTGGTGGGCTGTTGTTGGACGATACGGTGTATCGCTGTGTTGAGGGTGGTGTAGGTGATGTTGTGTGCGTTGTTCATGGTTTTTATGCCATTCCTTCGTTGCCGTCTGGCATGTAGTATGTGCTGTTTGCGTACTCGGTTAACGTCATCAGTGTTTGGTCTGCCCACTGTTTCACGGTTTGCCGGGTGACACCCAATCGTTGGGCGGCCGACGCATATGTTTGGTCGTATCCGTAGACTTCCCGGAATGCTGCCAACCTAGCTAAATGTTTCCTCTGTTTGGAGGGTTCACAGGTGAGGGTGTAGTCGTCGATGGCTAGCTGTAGATCGATCATGGCGACAATGTTGTTGCCGTGGTGTTGGGGGG